ATAGATGCTTTTGCTAAACAATTAAAATCTGCTGCAAAAGATCAAACTTTACTCGTAAAGAATTTTGATAATTTAAATCTTGCACTAGCAAATGCAAAAAAGAATTTTAATGAAGCTGCTGTAGGAACATCTCTTCAAAAAAAAGCTGCGAAAGAATTGGTTGCTGCACAAAAAGATTTAAATAGAGAGTTAGCAATAGGTAATGGATTATTAAAAGCAGGAACTAAAATTTCTGCTGTTGACAAAGCAATAGCAAGAAATCAAAGAAGAAGACCAAAAAGAGATCCAAGAAGTGGATTTAGATCATTTTCTGAAAGAGCAGATGAATTACGTTTTCAAGGTCAAAGTTCTCTTTTACCACCAAGATCACCATTACCACCAAGATCCTCATTAGACCCTGGTCAAAGTTTATTTGGTCAAAGTGTTGGAGGTGCATCTGACAGAGCAAGACAGATTCTTGCAGAGGAACAAGCATTGCAAGCAGCTTTAGCAAATATGGGTCAAAGATTTACTGGTGCTGGAAATATTACACCAATGGAATTAACAGGACAAAGTGAAAGTATTTTCAGAGGTCAAAGTGTCAATATAGAAAGAAAAATTGAACAAACTTTAGAAAACAGAAAAAAATCTGAAAAAGAAATAGCAAAAATAAGAGAAACTGCTGCAAAAAAAAGAGAAACAAAAGAAAAAAAATTAATTGAATTAAGAAAAAGATCAGAAAAATTAATTGCTCAAGATCGTGAGCGAGCAATATCTGCAAGAGGTCGGATTGCTCCAAATATTCCGACTATAGGTTCTTTAGCAGGTGGATTTGGTGGTCTATTTAAAGAAGGAGGTGCTTTTGCTGCCACAGGAGGACAAAGAGCAAAAGGTGCTTTAAGTAATGCTCTTATTGGTGGTGGTTTCCCTCTATTATTTGGTCAAGGTGCTATAGGTGCTGCTGGTGGTGGTATCGGTGGTGCTTTGGGTGGTGCTTTAGGTGGAGGTTTTGGTTTTGGTTTATCTATAGCTGGTACTGCAATTGCTCAACAAATACAACAGACTCTTGATTTTAGAAAATCTATTAGAGAATTAAATAAGGAAATGCAACAGATGGGTATTAGTTCAAATATTAGTGGATCACAAGTAAGACAATTAGGTAAGTCTTTAGGTATTACAAAAGAAGAAGCAGTTAAAGCATTACAAGAGTTCAAACGATTTGGCAATCAAGCAGTGTTAATTGCTGAAAAGTTTGGAGGAGATTTTGGTAAATTTGACGCTATTGCACAAGCAAATACAGTTCAATCTGCATTAGCAGCAATAAGAAAAATTAATAAAGATTTGACATTAGATGATGAGTTGAGATTTATAAATTCAGTAAGAAGGCTTGGTGTCGAAGCAACAATAAATCAAATGCTTGATGAAATGTTGGAAAAAGAAAAGAAAATAAAAACAGAAGGTTTTGGGCAGGGAGAGGGTAAAGGTGCAGGTGCTAATCGAAAAAGAATGAGTCAATTAAATCGTGAAAGAGATGCAACACAAGAAATAGTTGATAAAAATAAAGCATTTTCAGCAGAACTTACAATAATAAGAGATAAATTTGTAGAGAATAGAGATGCAGCAGAAGCAGCTAATCGTTCTATTGCATCAGGTTTAGAAGAGGTAAATGCAGAAATAAGAAAGTTAAAGGATGCACAGTTTTTAGTAGTTCAATTATCAAAAGAAATTGGTTCTGCATTTTCACAATCTTTCCAAGGAATAATAAAAGGAACAATGAGTGTTGGAGATGCATTTAGAAATATGTTTATGCGTATAGCAGATCATTTCTTAAATATGGCTGCACAAATGATGGCTGCACAAATATCCAAAGGATTTATGGGATTTTTAGGAAATGCGTTTGGTTTATTAGGTGGAGGTTTACCCAGTTCACAAGTATTGGGTCAGAGAGCATCAGCAATGACAGGTATTCCTATGGATTTACCCGCAGGATCCTTTGCTAATGGTGGTTATGCACAACGTAATAAATCTTATATTGTTGGAGAACGTGGCCCTGAGTTATTTACCCCTGGTGCTGCTGGAGGTCAAGTTAGTCCTATGGGTTCAACAAGTATCGTAGTAAATGTAGATGCAACTGGATCAAATGTAGAAGGTGATGAAGAACAAGGTAGAGAGCTTGGTCGACTTATTTCGGCTGCGGTACAATCTGAAATAATACAACAACAAAGACCTGGGGGATTACTTGGATAATGAGTATTTCAACATTTCCAGCTATAAAACCTACATACGGGCAAAGAAAAACATCAGCACCTAAAGTTCGTACAGTGTCTTTTGGTGATGGTTATGAACACAGGCTTAATTTTGGATTAACACAACATTTAAATCCAAAGGTTTATCAGTTTACTTTTAACGTGTCAGAAACAGATGCAGATATAATTGAGGCTTTTTTAGATGCTCGTGCAAACGCAGCAGGTAAACCAAATGATAGTGATAGCTTCGATTTTACCCCACCAGGAGAATCAGTAGCTCAAAGGTTTGTTTGCGAACAATGGAACAAATCAATACCATTTAATAATAGAGCAACAATACAAGCGACATTTAGAGAGGTATTTGAAGCATGAGCACTGCTCCTATCATTACTGAGTTACAGAAAGTAAATCCTTCATCAATTATTGAATTATTTACTCTTGAAACAGAAGAAGATTTGCATGGTTCTAATCAAATTTATAGATTTCATAATGGTACAAACTTAAATAATAATCAGGATATTATATGGGCAGGTAATCAATATTTAAAGATGCCTATACAAGCTAGTGGTTTTGCTTTTCAAAAAGGTCAATTACCCAGACCAAAACTTACTGTTAGTAATGCTTTAGGAACTATTACATCTATATTGCTCAACGTAAATAAGGTAACAGCAGGAAATGATTTAGCAGGAGCTACGGTAACAAGAATAAGGACTTTGGCACGTTATATTGATGCGGTTAATTTTCCTAATAGTACTAATCCTTTTGGTACACCAGATCCTACAGCAGAGTTTCCCAAAGAAATATATAAAATAGATAGAAAAGCAACAGAAAATAGAGAGATAGTAGAATTTGAGTTAGCAGCAGCAATAGATATGGTGGGAGTAAGAGCACCTCAACGTCAATGCACAAGGAAAGATTTTCCTGCTATTGGTAGTTTTATAACATGAGTTGGAAATATAAAGCATTACTTCATGCACAACGTGAAGATCCAAAAGAATCTTGTGGTTTGCTTTTGAATATTAAGGGTAAGGAAAGTTATTTTCCTTGTCGTAATTTATCTATGACAGATCACCAATGTTTCATAATCGATCCAGAAGATTATATAAAAGCAGATAATACAGGTGAGATTACGGCTGTTGTTCATAGTCATCCGATTACACCTCCAACACCTAGTCAGGCAGATAAGATTAGTTGCGAACAAAGTAATCTTCCATGGCATATTGTTAATCCTAAAACAGAACAATGGGCATATTTAGAACCTTGTGGATATAAACCAGCATTATTAGGCAGACCGTGGGTTTGGGGTGTTACAGATTGTTGGAGTTTAGTAAGAGATTGGTATAGGGAAGAAAAAAATATTGTTTTAAAAGATTGGGATAGACCTACAACACCAGAAGAATTTATTTTAAATCCATTGTTTGAAAGTTGTGCTTGGAGAACTGGTTTTAGACAATTAAGGCCAGACGAAAAGTTAGAAAATGGTGATGCCATATTAATGTCTATTGGATCGCCAGGTTTAAATCATGTAGCTATTTTCTTAAATGGAGATGTTTTACATCATTTAACCGATAGACTATCTTGTAGAGAGCCTTATTCTCAATGGTTACAAAAATGTACTGGAGGTAGGTATCGTTATGTTGCGTAAATTAAAGTTATACGGTGAGCTTGCAGAATTTGTAGGTCATAAAGAATTTGAAATTGAAGCAAGTAATATTCCAAAAGTTATAAGTTTTTTAGTTAATAATTTTCCTCAAGTAGAAAAATATATGAGTCCAAAATATTACCAAGTAAAAGTTGGTGATTATGCCATTGATAAAGAAGAATTATGCGATCCAATAGGAGCGACAAAAGACGTACATATTGTTCCTGTTATAACTGGTGCTGGTAGAGGATTTGGAAAAATATTATTTGGTGCAGCTTTAATTGCTGGTGCTTTTTTAACAGGAGGTGTAACTACTACTGCATTTTTTAAAGGTGCAGGAGTAGCTGGTTCTTTTGCAAATGCAGGACTTTTAACTAAAGCAGCACTCTATGTCGGTGGTTCTTTAGTTTTAAGTGGGGTAAGTGATATGTTATTTCCTACTCCAACATTTGAAGTTCCCGAAGATGATCCTAGACTTTCCTTTAACTTTGCAGGTACTCAAAATACAAGTAGAGCAGGTACTCCTGTTCCTATAGTGTATGGAGAAATATTTACTGGATCTGTAGTAATTTCTGGTGCAATAGACACCGATCAAGTTAAAGCAGACGAATGACGAATTTACCAAAAAATATTATTGGATCTGGTGGAGGAGGACAAAAGAAGGCTCCCGAACCAACTATTGCTAAAGATACGCTTCATAGTAGGCAATTTGGTACTTTTCTTGACTTATTTTCTGAAGGAGAAATAGAAGGTTTTGCTACTGCTTCAAAAGAGGGAAGAACTCGGCATACAAATACATATAATAAAGCTGCATTAAAAGATGTTTTTCTAAATGACACTCCTGTTTTGAGAGCATCTGCTAATTCTGCTAGTACAAAATCAAAAGATTTTAATTTTCAAAATGTAAAGTTTATTCCTAGATTCGGAACTGCAAATCAAGGAAAAATTAAAGGAATATTGAGCAATGCAGCGACAATCGGTGTAAATACTGTTGTAGAAAAAGATACTCCTGTTATCAGGCAGATTCGAGCTACCACTCAAGA